TTCCGATCTGTTTTTTTTTTTTTTTTTATATTTTTTTTTTAAATTTTTGTATTTTAAAATATAATCAGTACAAAAGCTTAAGGTCGTCCACACGGTGAATGAAGAAAGTAGTCGGGAGACCACGTTCTTTCATTTTGCGTGACATTGATGTATGAGGACGACACCAAGTATTGACGGATTTCGGACTTCGATGGGAAGTGATCGAGTTCGTAGTGAGGTAACACGAGGTCAGGGCTATTGCCAAACACTAGTGATAAACCAGCACGGTTAGGTTCGACACCTTGTTGCGCATAATACGTGTAAATGTCGCGAAGACATTCATATACACGATGATGGTTAGCGCACGATGCATAGGCGAAACCGACACACTGGGCCATTGTAATGCCAGGTGTTGGATTTCTTGCTTTGGTGTGGAAGAGTTGAGCAAGCATGTCAATCTCATTTCGGACGGGTAGCCCGTTGTGATTTCGATAGCTTAGAACCTCAACGTTGTGAAGACTATTCCGTAGCTCAGATTTATCAAGGGAGATCACTGCTTTGAAGTAAAAGTCAGCCAATTCTTGCATCTTAAGTAAAAAGGGTTCGTGTTCTGAAGGGGGAATCAGAGCTCTTAGTCGTATGACTGAGTCATCGCCTTGCACTTTGATAATGCAGGTGCGAGGGTCGAAGCCCATTGCAGATAAGATAGTTGCGAGCATGGTATAGTTGTACCAGGAGTCGAGAAGTTGCGTGATGAAAAGACCAGAGGGTATACCTGCAAATTTGCGGATATACATCTTGCCATCAGGTAAGACGATCGGAGACTTGAAGAGGCACTCCAGAGTCCAGAGCCACAGGTTATGTAGTTTCTGAGCTTTTTGAGGAGACCAGCCTTCCGAGGTAGGATAATCGACGTTGGGTACGTAGCCGTTGTTGAAGTCGAGGTAGCCTCGAACTCCATACATGATCCTTTGTATGACTGAGAAGTAGGCACGTTTGTCGAACCTTTTCCAGTCGAGTGTTAAGAAGGAACAGCGCAGGAGAGAGAGATGGAGATCACGATTGAGTCGGAACCAGCCACCGGTGAATGTTTCGTAGCCCCACAACATAGGTGTGGCGCCAGGATTCAGTTTAATCCATGCGGAGTATTCCCAATAAAACATAGTTTCAGCG